CTGCACGCTCACGGTCCATCCGGCCGAGGGCGCAAAGGTCAGATTAGTGCGCTCGACGTTGAGCACGGTCTGGGTGGAACCGGACTGCACGCGTCCGCCCATGCCCCACTGCACCACATCTGACTGGAGAGCAATCACGGATCCAGGCTGGCAGCATACGGCCTCGATGGGCGCGCTGAACTGCACCGTGCGCAGAGTCAGTTTGGTGCAGATGAGATGAAAGTAAGCCCAGCGCCAGGCTTGATCGCGGTTCGTGCATCCGGTCAGCTTTGTACGCGCCGGCTTCGGCTGAAGGCCGCTGTTGATATCCGTCTCAGTCATCACAGAGACGGGCAGATCCATGCGGTAATTCCGCGCCGCGTCGGCAAAGTCGCACTCGATGAGCGTGCAGCGGTCATCGAGTGCCGTCCATTGCTCTGAAAAGCTGTCTTTTTTTGTGTTGCCAATCGTGAAGAGCTGCACCGGATCGGCGGGCCCATCGATGATAACGGAATAGCGCATGCCGATCTGGAGGATAATGGCGCGGCTCATGCCGGCAATGATCTGGAGGGCGTGCCACGCGTCTCCGGCCTGATCGAATGCGCCCGCGAAGACGTGACGGCGAACCATGGTGGCGTCTTGATTGGTGACCAGTTCATCGTTGAAGGCGGCCCATGCGGCAAAGGCTGGCAGATCTATCAGGCTGGCCGCGACGTTCATGCCGTAAAGGGGATTGGTGAGCATGTCATAGCAGACGATGGCTGGATTATCGTGCTCGTAGCTGGCCAGCGCGGAGGGGATCACAGTGTCTTCGCCAATGTCATGCGTGATGGTGGCCATAATCTGAAGGCTACCGCCGTTCAACTGTGAGGTGGCCAGAGCCTTGACGCCTACGAGAATCATGTTGGGGTACGAAAGATTCGACCAGAAAATCTCGTTGACGTTCCAAAACCATCCGTCAGCGATGTTTTGCGAGGATATGGAATCGTCATACACGATGCCGATGCCGTCATTGCCTTGGCAGTTATAGCCGATCTTTGTGAGCCGCACATCCCACTGCCCGGCAGTGAGGCCGTAAATGCTCACCGTGTCAAAAAATGCGGACGTGGTGCAGTTGGTAACGATGCGGTATCCATCCCGCCAATTCGTGACCAGGGCTTGGTTGAGATTCGGATCGCAAGGCTGCCACTCTCCCACGAAGGTGGCGGAGGTCGTCGTGGTGGACGTGTTCATGTTGACGATGGTGACCGTCTCTGTGCTGCTCCATGGATCGCCGGGGGTGTGTGTGCCGTTGTCGCTGGCGTAGACGATGCCGGAACCGGCGAAGCGGTCCGTGGGCACAACAACCCATGCGGGCCATGTCTGTGTGCCGTTCGCGTGGGTGGTGGCGACGGTCTGCGTATTGTTGGCGAAGAGTGGAGAAGTCCACGTATTCAGGTTGTGCGGGGAAACCTCAATTTTGTAGATGAACTGGATGGGAATGTCATTTCCATCCTTGGTGCAGCGATAGAGCCCGGTGGGAAACTTGACAGTGATGTCGAGGCCCTGGACGTTCGTTCCAGTGCCCTGCACGACAATCGGACCATTCTCAACCAGCAGATCCTGCTCCACAGGGTATCCGTTGACGGTGCGGTCAAAGCCATCGACAGGTATCTGATTGTTGGTTCCAAGGCGGACTTGATAAGAGCAGTTTTTGAAAACGGAGATAGGCTGCTGATTGATGAGCACGTTGGAAATACTGACGGCGCGGCCCCAGCCGAAACAGACGAGGCAGTTGATATAGGCGTCCTTACCGTCGAAGCTGATGTAAGACGAAATGACGTTGCCGCACCATCCCATGATGCCGCACCCCTTGGGAACGGGCACGCCGGGCTGCGCGAGGCCTTTGGGACCGGTGGGGTCGTAAGTGGCGCTCCATGCGGGAGCGTTGGGCTGGCCGGGAGAAAAGGCCCACGAGAGGAGCATGGAGCCAGCCATGAGAGCGCCGGCGCCGATGTAACCGGCGGCCGCGGCAGACATGCCCATCTCAGCGGCAAACCCGGCAAAGCCGACGCCCACGCCGGTGAAGCAAGCGACGATCACCATGAGCGCCGCCATGCTGAGCGCTTCCCACATCTTGCCGCCGGCGGCGCGCGGATAGAGAACTATCTCATCGCCAGGCTTCGCCGCTATTGACCCCATCTCTTCATCGGGAATGCGCGCACCGTTGAGGCTGCACTTGTAATCGTCGAGTACAATTCCGGCGCGGACGATGAGCGCGGCCACGCTCTCATTGTCGAGCGGAGCAATTTCAGTTACGCGGCGCTCTTCGATGCGGAAGGGATTCAGATTTTCGATAATGCGGACAGGGCGGAGGCTGAGCGAGTTCGGCAGCTCAGGTAAAACATACGGCGCTGGAGCAGCCTCGGCGATAGATACAATCGAAGCATTCAGGCAACGGATGATACTTGTTTCCATCGGTAGAAGCCCTCAATTCGAGCTTGCCACGGAAACGAGTTATACCGCTCTCTGAGCACCCCCGCGCCTTCCCGCGAGTGCAACATATAGCCGCCGCCGCAGACCACGCCGATGTGCCAGCGCGGATGAATGGACGTGAGCAGGATTGCATCGCCGGGCAGAGCGCAAGACTCATGCGCCACGCGCTCACACGCGCCCAGCGCAAGGGCCAGCTCGCTGACCTCGCTGGCGTATTGCGGAATGTCTCTGCCAATGCGGCGCTCGACCTCAAGCATCAGGCCGACGCAATCGTAAGCCTCCGGCCCGCGCGCATCCTTGCGCCACGGCTTGCCCAGCAGATCGGACCAAAGAGAGTACGGCAGCGGCGCTATCATTCTTGCGCCGCCAGCACGGTGCCGTTGGTGCCGATGCCTGGGAAGGCTCCGAAGCGGCTGGCGTTGTTATGCACCTGGCATCCGTTCGCGCCGTCATAGGTGCCATCGCAATTCGTGAGCGGCCCTGAGTATCCGCACCACTTGCTTTTGTAGAACGAAACGTACATGCAGAAGGTGGCGCGATACAGGAACTTGGGGAAGAGCTGGCGCAACGGGCTGGGCGCGGAGAGATTGAAGGTGACAATCTCTGCCGTGGATACCGCTTTCATGACAGTGGTGGAGACGGCCAGGTCCGGTTCGCCGGCGGGATGCGCGGTGTTATAGACGTAGATATTGGCCGTGGCGCCCGCGAGGCCCGCATATTGCTCGATGATCCCTTGCAGGATGCGCATGGTGTTCGACGCCTTGAGCGTCATCGACGGGAGCTGCGAGCCGCCGGGCTGATCGGCGGTGAACTCGAAGTTGAACGGCTGATAGGTTTGGATTCCGTTGCCGTCGCCGGCGTCGAACTGGATAGGGTCCACGTTGCGCGCCAAACGGACGTGCTGGCCATTCCAGATAATGTCGAGCAGCAGGAGCCACGCATCCCCCGAGGCCAGCAGGGACTTATCCTGCTGGGCCGCGAGGGAGAGGATCGACATGGGACTGATGGCAGCGGCCATTTAGTTTGCCCTCTCAACCGGAATTGCGAAATAAGCTTCATCCAGGCCCCAATCGGGAAGATCAACAGTCTTCCCGGCGAAGGCGTGAGTCGAATCAGAAAGAAATTGTATCTTTCCATCATTTACAAATGAGTGGCAGGTAAAATCAGTCCATTTGTTTTCAACGAGAGATTTTCCATGCACGCAAATTGAGGGCATGAAAGTGGGAGCATCGATACTTCCGTTCCATCCCCATGTGGGCTGTTTTCCCGCCACCGGAATTACGTGACCGCACCTGCATCCGGGGCAAGCAAACGCATAAACCCCATCTCTGACCATATGCAGTTTTGCGCTCATGCGGTCACCTCACAGAGATCAGAAATCGGGGAACAGGGATCAGTACGGCGCAAACACCGGCGGAGGCGGCGGCGATACGCCCGCTTGATCTTTGCCCGATCACCAGCGCGCCAATTATGAACACGCTTCCACCTCGTCAGTGCGTCGTATTCATCGCCATTTTTCAGCGGGATTTTCACTGATCGCTGACCACTGATCTCTGATCTCTGCATTTAGACCTCCGCCAGTTCGAGCTTTGCGCCGTAAACTTTTACGCCGTTGCCCCAGCCAATGTCTGCTGTTTCAGGCGGCGCACTGAAGCGCACAAGGCAGCCCAGCGACTGAGAGCCAACCATGCGGCCATAGGGCGTGAGGGGCGTCAACAACGCGCTGCCTACCGCGTCCCACGCGACGGATGCGGAACCGTCGAGCGGGATCGCCGCGCCGGTGGAATTGGCGAGTATGACCACGAGCGAGATGCGGAAAGTCGTGGCATTGGCGGGCACGGTGAACTGAAAACCATACGGGAGCCAGCCACCGCCGATAGTGGCCGCTGTGCCCGCCAAAGTCGAAAGCGGATTGCCGTTGGCGTCAAAGAAAGACACACTCGCCTTCGCGCTCAGAACGCCAGCGGCCAACGTGCCCGCCGTGGCGTTCGCCTGGCCAGTGAAGATGTACACCTCGCCGGGCTTGCAGGTGGGCGCTACGTCGCAGTTGAGTTGCGCCTGGACGGTTGTGTTGGCGGCCACGCTCTGGCCCGCCACGGTGGCAAAGCTGACAGCCTGTGTGCCATCCTGCACGGTGACGAGCGAGACGCCGATGGACTCTTGCAAAATGGCGGTGGCGGAGTTCCATCCGAAAACCAAATCGGCGGCGTCGAGGGCCGGGAATTCAAAGCTCCAGTTGGGCAGCAGGTTGGGATACAGAAAGCTATTGCCGCCGCGCGCCGCGTAAGACGGCGACATGAAGAACTCATCCAGCGCACGCATGTCCTCGGCAACCAGGTTGCGGACGTTGAAGGCCCATGTGCGGCGGACGCGTGTGAAGCGCGGGCGTGTGGAGACGTAGCCGCTCTCCGCCGCATCGCGAATCGTATCGTCCTCGATTTTCTTCGAGGTATCCATCGAAGGCTGGCGGGAGAGGCTGGGAAAGATGAGAGAGAATGCGCCCATGGGTTCACCATGCGGCGTAAACAGAAAAGGCCGCGAATTTCGCCGCATCATGCAACATTTTTGTTGACAAACGAAAAGAATGGAGCTATCTTGTTTATATGAAGACTTCCGAATTCAAGCGTTGGTTGGCGGCTCAGGGAGCTATCTTCGGCAAGCATGGCAACGGGTCGCACTTGAAGGTTTATTTGAATGGGAGGTTTTCCGTTTTGCCGATGCACGCGACGAAGGAGATCGGCACAGGGCTTGTGGAGAAAATCAAAAAGGACCTGGGGTTGAAATAGGAGGAACGATGCTGGAGTATCCGGTAGATATGCAGAAGGACGGAAAGTTTCTCATGGTCACTTTCCCTGACATTCCGGAGGCGCACACGGAAGGCACGAGCCGTAAAGACGCGCTCACCATGGCGGCGGACGCTCTGGAGACCGCTCTGGACTTTTACTTTGAGACGCATCGCCCGGTGCCTATCCCTTCCAAGGCGCGGCCTGGACAGGCCGTTGTGGCGCTGCCGCTGAGCGTTTCGGCAAAGGTGATGCTCTGGAATGAAATGCAGCGGAAAAACGTCAAGCCGTCGGAGCTGGCGCGGCGGATGGGTGTACCCCGCCAGGCGGTGGACCGCATGATCGACGTCCGGCACATCACCAAGATCGATACGCTGGCCGAGGCTATGAATGCGCTCGGCGGCCAGCGGAAGCTCGTCATCAAAACAGTGGCCGCGTAAGACGGATTGCCGTTACAGTGAGGCCATGGAACTCAGAGCGACGGTGGATGTGAGTGAAGCGGTGGCGGGGCTGGACGATCTGCAAAAGAGGCAGATTCCGTTCGCGCTGGCGAAGACGTTGACGGGATGCGCGAAGGTTGGGCAGGCGAAGGTGCAGGAGGGGTTGGCGGGAAAGTTCACGCTCCGCAACGATTTCACTCTCCGGAGCATCCGCATCAAACCGGCGGAGAAGAAAGCCGCGGTGATCGAGGCGGACGTTCACACTTCCGCAATCAGCATGGGCGGAGGTTCGGGTGGTTGGTTAAAACA